AGGGTTTATGTGTGTTTTTTATTACTTTAATACAATTGAAACAAGAAATACTATTAATATTCAACAAAATGATGTTAATATTCAAATTAATAATGGAGAAAATATCCAAGTTTACACCCTTGAAAATTTAAAATGAACGTTTAAAATTCAAAATAAATTAACAAGGTTTGACCGTTTCAGGCCGTGTAAATTTTCGTTTTGGTGATATCGTGTAATACACCTGATGTATTCCTACATAAATAATTTGGTCTATTCATACTATGAATAGAGTTAAATGCTATTTTATAAATATTTTTAGATCCATTACAATCTCTATTCCACACATTAGAACAGCTCTTACAGCTAATCAACCCATGGACGAGTCTAAGATTGTTTTTATATGGTTTTGGATTTTCTCGAATCATAAACTTTTCACAACTTCCACCATCACATTTAGAACATTTACAACTCGTTCTAAATTCATCTACTAAGTATGTTTTATAACCATTTTTCTTAAACAAGGTTCTCATACCTTTTCCTTTTATTGGTTCTTTGAATTTCATATGTTTTCGTTGTTCAAAATCACCAAAGCAGATTATGGTTTCTTTTTCATTTCCAAATATCTTTTTAAATTGATTGATTAGTTTTTGTTCACTTTTTAATCTATTCCAATATCCATTTAATTTTAATTTTCTATAAAGTTCTTTTTGATAAAACTTACATAGATAATAGTTCATTTCATTTTTCTTTTTACAATACATCTTAAAATCTTCCATTTTTAGAGATTTACGATTGTATTTTGACAGTTCCGTTTCGTATTCAATAATCGTTTTATCATATACTTTTATCTTTTTTTGTTCTAACAATATTTTTCCATATTTTTTACTTTTAGTTTCTTTTCTTCTTCTATCTTGGCTATATCTGTATTGATTTGCTTCTGTATCACTACTATCAACACAAAATAATAAATCACACTTTCCTGGATCAATAGCAACTATATTTTTATCTTGAAGTTTAGAATAATCTTTCAGTTCATCTATATATTGTTCTCTATTTGGATTTTTATTTATTATTACTTTTTTTCCAACTTTATCTTTTCGTAATAACAAAATAGAACAACTTACACCATCCGTTTCTATCATATGATGGAAAGAATACCAGTTTTTCTTAAAACATTGTCTTTCTGTTCTAAAAAAGAAATTCCAGATTTTATCTTCAAATCTTTTTAGATTTCCATTAAATAAATAGTCTGTTTTATTTCCTTGTTCTTTTGTCATTAAAAGATGAACTAATGTAGTAGTATCTAGTCGAATATGTTTAGGTATAATATCATTGCGTAATGGAAAAGGATTAATAGTAGTAAATCCTTGTTCTTCTACATATTTCATTATATAAATCATACAACTTAGATAATCTTGAGGATTACATTGTAAGTCATAATATAAATTATCTTTCTTGAAATTTTTTTTATTAGGAATTACTAATTTATGATTTTCTTGAATCCATTGATGATAATAAAATTTTGATTTATATTCATTATTTTCTATGTTTAATAAATCATTCTTAATTTTTCTTAATTGTGTATTTAAGTTTCTTACACCTGCTTCTCTATCTTTTTTAGTTTTCTTTACTTTTCTTATTTGGTTTGTCATAAATTTTTGTTTCCATGCTACATTCACATATCGTTCTACATAATCAATATAATGCTGTTTAATATTGTTTTCATACATAGTTAATATATCAATAGTTAAGTAGTCCAAGATTGTGTTCATATAGGTATAATCTAACTCTTCATCTTGACACAAAGGTTTATAATGTTCATTATAAAACAATTTTAGTTTATCTTTTAATTCTTTAATTTCTTTTTTAGGTGGTCGTCCAGATGCTTTTTCATTACATAATATTTTCATACAGCAATTAATAAACTCTTTATCTATCTTTGGTAATGAACTATGATTGTTGTAAAAATCTAATAAATAAAGTTTCATAAACTGCAAAGTATGAATGACTATTTTATTCGCTTTAACCACAGTTTCATTAATTTTAGTTTGATTAATTTCATAATGTTTAAGAACATGTTTTAATGAAACTTTTACACACTTGAAAAAGTCATCAGGTGGTTCTTCTTTAATATCCATTTCTATATTATCACTAAATATTGTATTCATACAAAATAAACGCATTATCTCTTTAAGTTGTTTTTTTTATAAAAATATATTTTGAAGTTCTAATTTTTTCTTTTTTATTATTAATATTGATTCTAAAATCTGAATGATACATATTATATTTTTGTTTAGTAATATGTTTAATTATTGATAAATATGGTCTTTTACAAGTTTCAGGTTCCTTAGCACCTATTATACTTTTAACTTTGAAATATTTACGAATATTAGGAATTAAATCTAATATTTTTTGTTGTTTTTCTGTATTTACATCTAATTCATATAATGTAATACTATTTTCTTTATCTAGATCTAATATATCTATTATTTTTTGTATAATTTCTTCTTGTTCTTTTTTGTATAATTCTTCTTTTAACCGCATTATATATACTTAAAAATAATTATTAAATAATTTTTAAGTTATTTATTCTTTATAAATTTTTAGATTTTTCTCTTTAATATAGATATTCTTCTATTATAAACATAATATTAAATAGCACTAATTTTATAATCCTCAATATGATAATTAGATATTAATTATTTAATATAATAAAAAACGTTCATTTTAAATTTTCAAGGGTGTAAATCCATTGATGAATCTTAAGATGTATCTTAAGATGAATCTTAAGATGAATCTTAAGATGTACCTTAAGATGAATCTTAAGATGAATCTTAAGATGTATCTTAAGATGTACCTTAATTTTATTTATAAAAAAAAATTGATACATTTTAAATAAATTTATTACAATTCCCCTGAATTTATTTAGTGGAACACCCCCAGAGATTTTTGCAGAGATGTCGCTTCCAAAGCCCACATATCCCGATGAATGGAAAAAAGTGTCTGGAAAAAGAGAGACAAATAAATCAAAAAAGCATTTTTTCTTCGGAATCATTGCTGATTTGGCGTATGCGTTCAGTGTAATTCTCATGCTTATATTGAAGACGATTCAATATGGCAAAGAAAATAACTTGAACGATAAGTTTCTTCAAGTACAGATGATTCCTCACAAGGATTCTGGTCCTGAGCAGTTTAAAAGCTGCTTTGTCGATCTCTTGAATGAAGGACTCATTGAGTTCCTTGAAAAGGAAGTTGAGAAAACTTTTGCTTCAGTTCATCTGATGATGAAAAAGGGAAATCCATGTTTAGTATTTGGCTTACATGGTTTTAACCCGGCTTTCATCACAAGCATGACATATGTCATGGGTTTCAAGCTCAATCGACTCATTGGTTTAGACCAAGAGAAGATTAAATATGAACCCTGGACACTGCAAGTTAAAAAGCAGTATCAACAGATCAAGGAAACATATGATGAACCTGAACCAGAGCCTGAGAATGACCCTGTTGAGAAAACTCATGAACCTGTTGTGGAACATGACAAAGTTGAGGAGACTTCTGTCCCAGTTGAGGAAACTCCTGTTCAGAAGATTGACGGAGTCAAATCTTCTCGAGATTCTAAGGTTTTAGACAATGTTCTTCTCTCAAGTCTGAAGTCGTTTGCTAAAGGCTATATCACCGAAGAAGATCTGTTTTCCATTTTCAGGAATCTACCAACTGTCTAAGTCTAGCTTGGACAATAATTTTTTATAATTTAATTCTTACATAAAAAAAATTGATGCATATTAAGAAATTTAGCATAAACTTTCAAGGAGATTTCAAATAAATAATTTTCTTGACAACAAAATGATTTACTCAAATTTCTCTCAGAATTTCGTAATGAACATAATGGTTAACAGAATCTTTAATGGTAATCTGCAAAAGTGTCTGGATGGTAAGAGTCATTTTACCATTTGGAGGCACAAACAGATGGATGAGTTTCCTTATGATGATGCTGTGAAAGGACTTAAGGAAGTGATGTGCCTCATGGCGCAGAACTTAGGACTTGTTGTACTCCTTGTGGGACCAACAAAGATAGAATACAGCGATCATAAAATAAGGAACTTCAAGTTCTTTATCTTTTCTCCCACATACAAGGTAAGCAATGAAATCATATTTGCTGACTATTCAGAAAAGCTTGGCTGTGTTCATGCTTACTCCTTGGGAGAGACTGTATCCTTTATGGATATAGATCTCACAGATGAAATGAGTATTGAACAAATTCTTTATGTTCAATATTCAGCTGAACACGAAGCCAATGCTGATGAAGACTATGAAGCTGATGATGAAGAGGAAGCCGTTTCTGAAGTGGAAGCTGAAGAGGAACCTGAAGCAGATGATGAAGTTGAACCTAAAGGGAGACCTAATTGGTATGATGTTGAGTCTGATGATGAGGATGATGTTCCTGAAGTGGAGACAGAAGATGAACCACAGAATCATCCGTTATCTCAGTTTGGAACTCTGTCACTGACTGAGGTTGATGAAATCCAGAAACAGAAGATACTTCAAATAGCCTATGATTTTCGTGTAAATGGTGATCTGACACAAGAATCATTCAAAGCAATCGAAACTCGACTATTAGCTGACTCGTAGATTGGTAGATGATTCCAATTTAATTTTTTATAAATCATGTAAAATAGTATTAATTTTATCAAATATAGTTTTAATATAAATATTATTTTTCAAAATATTCATTTGTTCTTCTTTTTTAGTTTTTGATATTTTGCTTATATGTACTCCATTTTTATTAGAATTATATTTCATTAAATAAGATTTTATCAAATCATTAGTATTAATAGATTCATATGGAAATAAATAATTATTAATTTTATTAATTGTCTTTTCTATATTCTTTTCCTTAAAATCATCAAAACTGAATACTAACATTTTCTTTTTATTTAATTTTGCTATACATGCCATTTTTAATATATGTTTTGTTTCAAATATAAATCTTAATGTTTCTATTATTAAAGCATGTTCTTCATTTATTTTCTTCATATTTAACATAATATCATAATAAGATAATTTCGTTTTGCATGTATAAATAGATTTTAAATATACTTCAACATCTTTTATTAATTGAACATCTAAATCTAAAATATGAAACATACTATTTAAATAATCTTTATTTGAAAACCATTTATATACTTGATTATGTATTTTTAAAAACCACTCTTCGGGACTAGGTTCATTTACATGATAATTAAAATTTGATACAGATTGTTCATAAGGATCTCTTACAAAATGAATTATTTTTTTAAATTTTAACTGTTTTTTTATATTATAAATAAAATTAGGACTTGCTTGAATAAATACTTGATAACCTTTTGGAAATTTAGAAAAATCTAAATTAAAATTTTTAATTATTTCTTTTTCTTTTATTATATTATTTTCGCAAATAACATTGTTTAATAAATTATAATTTTTAACATATTGTTTATACAAATGAAATAGATTTTTAACTAAAACGCATCCCGTTTTATGATGATATATAACTAATATACTATCCATATTATATAAATTAAAAAATAAATATAATTTTAATTTATGTTTAAAAAAATATATTGTTTGAAAATAATTTATCAAACAAAAAGTGAATACAACCAACAACAATTTTCTTCTTCTTTTTTTTTACAATTTATAAAATCATCTTGTCCTTTTTCATAATTAATTAATAAATTATTAAAATGTTCAAATACTTCTTCATTTATATTATTATTTGAATCAAATAATAAATTTAATAACCAATCATAAATAAACCATCCATCTTCAAATTTTTTTTTTTCATTATAATAGCCATCATTGATTATTTTTTGTCCTATTAATTCAATAATATGTTTATTTTCTTCTACATGAATGTCATCAAAATTTTCATTCATTTCTTTTTTTTTTGATACATAAGTAGATTTATATTTTTCAATTTTGTTTTCTAATGAAACATATCCATAATCAATAATATATACTTTTCCTACATATAAATAATTTATTTTTTTATTATCAAAATATGCTTGATTGGTTGTGATTTCATTATTATTTATCATTAAATTTCCAAAATGTAAATCTTTATGAATAATTCCATTTTTAAATAACAAAATAATGTTATGTACTAATTGTATTAATATAAATAAATAAACAGTTCTTATTTTTTCTTCTTTTATTTCTTCTATAAAATCTTTTACTAAAAAATATTGTCCAAATTTATTAATTTTAGATAAATATACATTAAAATAATGATTCCCATTAATACAATCCATATAAGACATAAAAATAAGTCCAATTTTGTTATCTTTATTTGTTTTTAAATTATTTAATAATATTTTATAATTCACATTTTTTTTATTATCTTTTTCTGATAATTTATTAAAAAAATATAGTATATCTTCTTGTTCATCATTCATATTTTTCTCATAATCTAATAAACATGAATCTATTAAAATTGGTGCTAATTTTGTTTTTTTATATACATATTTTTGACTTTTTACTTCATTAACAAAATAATTATGAGATACATAATATATTTTTTTATTTAAATTATAATAAATAATATCATCTTCTTGACTGTCATTTATAAAAATTAATTTTAAAAATATTTTTGTTTGATTTAATAGAAACGTATATCCTAAACTATATGAACCTCCATTTGTTTGATTTATAATTATTTTATTATTATTTAATATTTTATTTAATAATTCAGGTATATTTACCATTACTTTAACATAATATATTTATTATAATTTTTTTTTAAACGTTTTTAACATTTAATATTAATATTTTATGATTCATGATAAAATGATTCAATATTTTATGATTCATTTTATCATGAATCATTATTTTCTGATTCATATTTATTAATTAATTCTTGTACATGTTTTGGTTGTGTAAATTCTGGTGTTATATATCCTTCATCCTCAAAATATCCAGAAATCATAGATGGTGTTAAATATAAACATGTAGTAAATTTTCCAAAATTATTATGTAATTCATAATAAGTACCATCAATAGACTTATATAACATATGAGTTCTCCTTCCTCCTGATGAACTTCCTATTACTGTAATATTTTCTTTATCATTAAAAAATTTTATAGTACATTCTTTTGCACTAGGAAAGAAATGAGTTGATAATGATGCTTTCATTCCAAAAAAATCACACTTTTGATCTTCAGGTAAGCTATCGATATAATCTTCAATTTCGGAATAAGGCCACATAATAAAAACTATTATTTCTTTAATCTAATAATAGTTTATGGAATAATAATTTATTGTATAAAAAAAATCAATTTTTTTATGGAATAATAAAAATGCAAGATTGATTCATTGTTAAATTTACATTTATTTTCCATATTTCAAATAATTGTTCAATATAATCTTGATTATTTAAAATTAATTTATGTTTTTTTTGAATACTATTTTCATTTTGATTTATATAATAATCAATAATAAAATCATAATCAATAATTTTTAAAACATACGAAAAATAAAAATGTGTTTTATCAATTTTATTTTTATTATCGTTACATATATATATTAACCATTCATGAACTTTATTATTAATTATTTTTTCAAAACTTTTTTCATTTAATTGAATAGTTTCATCTATTATTTTATTATTCGTAAATTCATATTGAATAAAAAATTGTTTAAATCCAATAATTTTATTAATATCTTCATAAGTAGCTTTAATTGAACTTTTCGCTTCAATAATATACTCAATAATATAAATATTATTTTCTTTTCTTAAAATAAGACCATCAATTTCACCTTTACAATCTTTATTATTATTTATTTTAACATTAAATAATTTAAAAATATCAATATTTTCTAAATATATATACTTTTCTTCATTTATTTTTTGATTTAAATCTTTAATATAATTTAATAATAAATGTTTAACATTATATTCAGATTTTTTCCCTATTAATGTTCTTTCACTATTATTAATATTAATTAAATCTTGGTCAATATCATATTTTAATTCAAGTTCCTTAAATTTATTTATTAAATGTTCTAATTTAATTTTGTATTTTTTGAATTGTATAAGTTTATTACTTGTTGTATTTATTGTTTGTAATAATTTAAATTTAACAGATTTACTTGGAAAAAAATTATATAATTCATTAAATCTTTTTATTTCATTCTTCAATCCCAAATCTCTTTTTTTCAGAAGTTGAAATATTTTTTTAATATTAAATAAATATCTTCTAAAATTTAATTTATAAAATAAATTGGATTCATGCATTTTTTTAAATAAACTATTAATTTCATCTATTAATTCTTCATAATTTTCTTCTCCTTTTAATACTATTTTTTGACGAATTACTTTTACATATTTCAAATAATTATTATTTTTTAAATGATTTAAATTATAATGTTCATCAATAAAAGTCTTGAAATCATGATAATCTAATATATTCATATGACACATATCATTTTCTGTAATATTATTTATTTTATTTTTTAAATAATTATTAAGATTCATTAATCATACTATTCATTAATTGATTAGTATTATATATAAAAAAATTTATGTTTTAACAATTTATTTTTATTCATTTTTATTTATTTAAAGGCAGAAGTAAAAGCCTCTAAATATTTTACTTCTGGACTTTTTCCTCTGCAACTTGGTTTTCCAAATATAAATGTTATATAACTAAATTTATTTTTGTATTCTATTTTCTTTTCTCCCATGTATATTATAAAACCTAATACTAATACAATAAAGAATATTAAAAATATAATTTTTTCTATATTTTTTATTAAACTTAATCTTTCTTTATTTTTATTATTTATTTCTTCATTTATTTCTTCATTTATTTTTTTATTATTAATATAATCATTTTTAATTAATTGTAAAATATATAAAATTGCTAATAGAATTAATCCTAATACAAAGAATTTTTTATCACTATTAATCAATAATAACCATAAAAAATATAATTTAATTGAATCTGTAAAAATAACCATAAATTTCTTTTTTTGTGATGAACTATCTGTTAAAACAACAAAAAACATTAATGTTAAAAATGCTATAAAATGTTTTAAATATACATTATTAACTAATAAACTTTGTATTCTACATGGAAATAATTCACCAATATAATTAGATGCAATAATTAAAAATAAGACAAAAACATTCCATATTGGTATTTCTGTAAAATTTAATAATTCCATTTATATAATATATTAATATATTATTTTTTTGATTATTTTTATTGAATTCAATTTATTTATTAAATTCATGGATTCCATTCATTTGATTTACAATTACCTTTACATAAAACCCATTTCTTACTTCAAATTTAGTTTTTATATATTCTTGAAATTCTTTAACATCAAAATGATGAACCTTAAATAATTGATATAAATCTCCAATATTCTTTATTCCATGAAATTCAAAATTCATTCTTTTATCATAATATAATAATTTATTTAATCTTTCTTCAAATATAAATGCACTACTTAATTGATTTCTTGTATATTTATTAAAATCATCATAAAATTCATAACATTTTACAAATATTTCCAATAAACACATACAATCATCCAATGAGTTGTGATAATTAATTTCTTCATTTTTCTTTATTTTAATTAAATTTTCATAAACAGTTGCTAATTTATAATTAGGTTTCAAATCTGGAAATTTATTTTTAATCAAAGGCATTACATCCATAAAATACCAATTAACAGGCATTTTATGATTCACTAACTTAAATCCACGTTCTAATACAATTTGGTCAAACCCAAAATTATTATAAGCAACAAAAACAACATCTTTTCTTCCATAAACTTCTCTTATAACATCTTTAACTTTTTGAACTAATTGGTCCAATGTTAAAGCATTACTTTCTTTTAATTTTTTTTCATCAATTTTGTGTATTTCAGTAGCAGCAATTATACCATCAAAAGGATACACATATTCATTTAACAAAATTGTACCATCAGTACTTAACATTGTCATTTGCATAATTGAATTGTCTAAAACATTAATTCCGTTTGTTTCTAAATCATAAATAATATAATTCATATTTATTATTTTGTTATTTGAATTCCTTTAAATAATTTTCACATAAAAATTATTTATTTTTATTAATAAAATATAAATATTGAATTTAAAGAAAATATAAAAAATACAAATTAACAAATTTATAATTTTTGCCAAACATCTAAATCTCTTATTTTTTTTTCTGAATTAAAATTATATGTTATTTTACCAATATGTTTAATATGTTTATGATTTTTCATATATTGAATATACAAAGGATAATAAGGAACATAAATAACTAAATAACCGCCTTTTTTAAGTGCTTTAATATTTTTTTCAACTAAAACAAGTAAAAAATCTTTTACCCATTTATTTTTAGTTGGAAATTTTTCTAAAGATTGAGTATTTGATTTTTCATAGGTTTCTACATCAAAAAAAGGAGGACTTGTAAAAGCTAAATCATACTTTTTTTTAATGACTACTTCTTCAAAAGGTTTTTTTAGTACATTATAATGTTTTTGTTTTTTTTCTGTTACTAATGTTTCTATTATATTTTTATATTGTGGTTCTAAACATTCAGAAGGGTCATAACCTTGATATTTACAACCATAAGCCATTGCTCCAATCATTCTATCACCCCAACCTGCAGATGAATCTAATACAGTTTTTGGTTTAAATAATTGATAAACATAATAAGCTATTAATACATTAAATTTATTACAATATTTAGTATTGGAAAAATACATGGCATTTCTAAATTTTTTTAATGAAAATTTTTTATTTGTTTTTGATGAAATATAAGACTGTTCTAATATTTTATTTTTATATTTGTTGAAATATTCAATGGGACTATCTTTTTTACCTATAAATCTACATTTAACGCGACATTCTTCAGTAAAATAATCTGTTATTAAACTAATTTTTTCATAATGATTCCAATGTAAATTAAAATGAATTTTATTAGATGTATTGAAATTTAATTGATTTTTTATTTTTTCTTTTTTTAATTTTTCAAATATTTTTAATAATTGTTCTTTAGTTATTAATGTACTTGTATATGGATATGGATAACTACTCATTACTATTAAATTATATAATTTATAAATATTTATTTTTTAATTTAATAATATTTGTGCTTTTTCAATATCACTTCTAAGGTTTTTTAAATGTATTAATTCATCATTCCAACAATGAATACAATCACTTACACTTAAAACAAATTTTGGTTGAATAATTGGAAATATACCATTAAATAATTTTTCAGAGCGATTTTTATGAAAATCTGAACTAATAATTGTATAAGTAAAATCATGTAAAGGATAATTTTCTTGTATCCATTTCTTTAAATAAGCAAAATTTTCAGCACTATTAGTTGATTCGTCATCCATAATAACATTAATATCTTTAAAATTTTTCATTTGTTTATTTAATTCATTGTACATTAATGATGATTCAGTATTTCCTTTCATTTGTTTCATACTTCTTAAAAAATATTTTTTTATTCCACCCGATAAATAAAGTATTCTTTTTTTATTTGGATTTTCATGTTTTAAATATTGTATAGTAGTTTCAATTCTTTGATTTTGAATATTTGGATTATTATTTCCTAAAATAATAATTAATTCAGTTAATCCATGTACATGAATAAATAAAATAAATAATAATATACTAATAATTTTCATTTGTTTTCGGTTTTTGATTATTTTTGTTATAAATTATAAATTAATTATTCAATTTTTTTCCCAGTTATGTACATTTTTTTTAATTTTAAATTTATCATTTTTTTTGTAAATTGAATATTTTATAGTATTTGCCATTGGCTTACATTCCCATAAATAAAATTCACCTTCGCCTATTTTAACGTGATATTGTTTTTCTATTTCTTTTAACATATTTATGATTTTTGCTTCAAATTCATTATAGTATAAAGGTGAATCTTGACATAAACTTATATGTATGTTATTTTCATCTAAATTAAGATGAAAATTACGTTCTAATATTTCAACAAATAAATCATCTAATTCTCTTAATTGTTCAGGTAAAATCCATTTATTATCAATATTTTCATTTTTTAAAATACCTTTCCATATTGTAGGGTATTTTTCTAATACATTTGTATCTGTCCAATAATAACTCATTTAT